TGGCGCGTGGTGGCCGAGAGTAGTGGCGCGCTGACCCGGCAGGTGCGCAAGCAGTTGCAAGCGGACGTTCCCTGCCGGATTTTTCAGGAGTCGGAAAAACCGCTTAATATGACCGGGCAGGCGGCGGAGGTTCAGCAGGCCAGCAGTCTGGCTTGCGCTAACGAGGTGGATATTCGCCCCGGCGATGAGCTGATTATTCATCCCGGCGGCGGGCTGGGCAGGGCGGCTTTTGCGCTGCGGGCCTTTGCTGGCGAGCCGCAATATTTCTTTGAACCGTTTGGGGCGGTTATCCCCGGCCTGGCTCATCAGGAAATCAGGCTTTTGCAGCAGGAAAGGGTGGATTAAATGAGTGAAACAATAACGCTGGCCCAGCTGGAGAAGAAGTTGCAGCAGTTGCAGGCGGATCTGCCCCGGATTTTGCAGCGGACGGCCAAATTGGCGACGATGAAAGCGGTGGAGGTGGCCGCCGAGGCCACGCCGCCTAAAGCAGGCACTGGCCGGGGCGGCTATATCGGCAAAAATATGCTGACAGGTGAGTTGAAAGCGGCCTGGGTCAAGGATAGCGTGGTTGAACCTATGGGTGGGGCTTTATCGGGTGGAAGTGAATTTATAACAATTCTGGGCAATAATCAGTCCTATGCTTCATTCGTGGAAAATGGCCACGTGCTGAATAAGCATTTTGTACCGGGTTTGTATATTGACAAAGCCAAGGGTGTGTTGGCCCGTGAAACTGACCCAGAAAAGAAAGTAGGTTTGGTTGTCGGTACAAAAACCCGTTGGGTTAAGGGCGAGTTTATGGCTGAAAAGGGCAAGCGGGCCTACCAGAAAGCGATTGAGAGCCTTTTGCGCAAGGAGATTGAGAGGGCAATGCGATGAAGTTCAGCACCGCTCAGCTGGCGCAATCGCTGGCGGATTATCTGGCTCCCTATTTTCCCGGCGTGCATTTTTACGAGGACCCCAACCAGCAGGGCAGCAAGCCGCCCTGTATGTTTTTGCAGCAGCGGGGCGGAGAAATCAAGCTGCGGCAGGCAGGCCGCTGGCTGCGCACTATCCGTTTGGATTTAGTTTATCTGGAGCAGTTTAACCGCCCTGATTTACAGCAGCTTTATAATGCGGCGGCAGAAACGCTGGACGAGGTGCTGGAGCTTTTCCCTTACGTGAGAGAGGGCGAGCGCGCCTTGCTGCGCACCTATAACCGTGATTACACGGTGGAGCCGGACGCCCTGCATTACAAATTTGATTTGCAAGTTTGGGTGAAGCGGCAAAATCCGCTGTGGCCGGATGAGCCTGCGCCTTATATGCAGCATTTAGCGCAAAATATGGATGTTTTTGAAATGGAGATATGAGAGGAGTTAAATTAATGAGTGGTGGAACTTGGACAACCCAAAACAAAGTTTTGCCCGGCGTGTATATCCGCTTTAAGAGCGCGGCCGGCGCGGGGCTGACGGTGAGCGACCGGGGCACGGTGGCAATTTGCGAGCCGCTTTCCTGGGGGCCGCAGGCAGTGGTGCAGACTGTTGAGGCTGGCGCAGACTGGGCGCCGTTTACGGGATATGCCGGGGCGGCGCCGCAAAACCGCTTTTTGCAGGAGATTTTCAAAGGCAGCAACCGCACGGCTGCGCCCAAAAAAGTGTTACTGTATCGCCCAGCGGCCGCGGAGAGCGCGACAGCAGCGGCGACAATCGGCGATTTGACGGCCACGGCCCTTTACCCTGGGGTTAGGGGCAACGACATCAGCGTTATTGTGGTGGATAATGAGGACGATAGCTTCACCGTGCAAACAGTGGTGGACGTGGAGATTGTGGATGAGCAGAACGTGGCCACAATGGCGGAGCTGCAAGCCAATGCCTGGGTTAAATTCAGCGGCGAGGGAGCTTTCACGGCAACCACCGGCCAGGTTTTGACCGGCGGGGCGGACGGCACGGTGAGCGCCTCGGCTTACGCTACATTCTTAACGGCGATTGAGCCTTACCAGTTTGATATTTTGATTTACGACGGTACGGACGTGAACGTGGCTAATTCTATGGTGGCGTTTGTTAAGCGGATTGCCGAGGAAAACGGTCAGTACGCTCAGTTGGTGGCGGCTAATCTAAACAAGCCGGATAGTCGTTTTGTTATCAATGTGGCCAGCGGCGTGACGCTGGACGACGGAACCGAGCTTTCCGCCGCGCAGGCCTGCTGGTGGGTTGGCGGCGCGGAGGCCGGGGCCAAATATAACGAAGGGCTAACTAATGCCGTTTATCCAAACGCCGTTAGTGCGGCTCCTTTGCGTACTAATAGTGAAAATGCGGCCTTGTTGAATGCTGGGCGTGTTGGCCTTTTTGCAGACAACGGCGTGGTGCGAATAGTGCAGGATATTAATAGCCTGGTTACTTACACACCGGATATTGGCAAGGTTTATCACAAAAACCGGGTAATCCGCCTTTGCAACACCATCGCCAATGATATTTACGCCCAGTTTATGCAAAATTTTATTGGTATTGTCAATAACAATGCGGCCGGGCGTTCCCGCTTTAAGGCGGCCATTGTTGGCTATCTGCTGGATATTCAGGGGGCCGAGGGGATTCAGAATTTCAGCCCGGACGACGTGGAGGTGCTGCCGGGCGCGGAGCCGGACGCGGTGCTGATTAACCTGGCTATCCAGGCGGTTGACGCAGCCGAAAAAATTTATATGACGATTACGGTAGCCTAGGGGGAGGTGCGAAAAATGGCTTATTTGCTGGCAAAGGACACGGTGAACGGATCGGAGGGCCGTGTTTATATTAATCAGGGCGGCCGTTCCGTTGAGGTGGCCGGAATGCGCAACATTCGGGCAGACGCGGAAATTCAAAGTCAGGATATGCGAGTTATTGGCACTCGGACTATTCAGGGTAAAAAGAATGGCGTAAAGCTTACTGGTAAGGGCAATATTTATTATGGCTCCAATATTTTCACGGATATGGTGCTGCAATATATTAACACCGGCCAAATGCCGGATTTTGATATTCAAATTACCAATCAGGACCCCACAACCACCATTGGTAATCAGGTTATGGCTTATTATGGCTGTACCCTTACCGGCACCATTCCGCTTTCGATTTTGAATGACGAGGAAACAATGTTGAACTATGATTTTGAATTTGCTTACACCAGAGTGGCTAGGCTGGAAGCTTTTAAGAGCCCAGCCCAGTTAGGTAATTAAGGAGGGTTAATGATGAGTAGATTATCTGCATTTTTGCACCCGGAGACGGTGCAGGAAACTAAAGAGGTTGTTATTTCTCAGCGTTTTAAGGATAAGGACGGAAAAGTGGTTCCGTTCACCATCAAGGCTTTGTCCCAGGCGGAAAATGAGGCCATCAGCAAACGCTGCCAACAGAAAAGTAGGGGTAAAGATGAAATTGACAATATTGAGTACACCCAGCGAATTGTGGTTGCCGGCACGGTGGAGCCCAATTTTGCCGATAAGGAGCTGCTGGCCGCTTTTGGCCCCAGTCCGGAAACGCCGCTGTTAAATCCGCTGGAGCTGCCGGGAATTATGCTGAGGGCTGGGGAATATGCCCGGCTGGTTAAGGAGATTATGGAGCTTTCTGGCTTTGACGAGGATTTGGCGGCGCTGGCAAAAAACTAATTGAGGGGCCGGAGCCGGATCCGGAAACCATTGCAGCTTATTATTGCTTTGTTAATTTGGGTTGGAAGCCGTCCGAATATGCCGAGCTGCCGCTGCGGGAGCGGATTTTGGTGACGGCCTTTATTGATAAGGAGCTGCGCAGCCGGGATAAAGACCAGGGAGGTGTGAATTAATGGCGGTGGTTAGAGAAGAACTGCGGCCGGTAGATTATTTTTCCGGCCCGCTTATTTCCTATGCCCAGGGAGTGCGGACGGCCAGGCAGGGCACCGCAGCCTTGCAGACTGCAGCGCAGCAGCTGACGGCGGCGCAGAGGGCAGGAACCGCGGCCGCTCAGGCCGGGGCCAGAGTGCAGGGCCAGTTGGCCGGAGTACAGAGGCAGCAGGCCGCGGCGGCCAGAGTGGGAGCCAACGCTTGTCAGCAGGCAGCCAATGCCGGCAGAAGCGCGGCTGGAGCCGCTCAGCAACAACTTGGCGCAACTAGAAGTAATACAGCGGCGTTGCAAGCTAATACGGCAATCATTCAAGCCAACACTGCCGCAGCTGGGCAACAAACGGCGGCAGTGCAGGCTAACACCACGGCAGCTGGGGCAAATACGGTCACTCTGGGCGCTAATACAACTGCTACGGGAGCTAATACCGCCGCTATTATTGCACAGACTGTGGCAATACACAGCCAAACTGACGCGCTGCGTGCTATTTCCTCCGCTTTAGCTCAGCATAACCGTATGCAAACCCAGGCCCGGATTGCCGCGGAGATTGCCACAGCGGAAATGCGGCGGCAGCAGGGGCAGATGAACTCCAGCCGGGCCAGTGCAGATGGGCTGGCTTCGTCATTGCGGATATTAGCCGGAACTTATCTTAGTTTTCGGGGCATTGTAGGAATTGGACGCTTGTCTGATGAAGTGGCCAGCAGCCAGGCCCGGCTTAGTCTGATGAACGATGGCCTGCAAACTACAGAAAAGTTGCAGGAGATGATTTATCAGGCGGCCAACCGGGCCGGCGGCTCTTATTTGGATATGACGGCCACGGTTTCCAAGCTGGGCATTTTGGCTGGCCAGGCTTTTGACAGCACCAAGGAGCTGGTGGCCTTTACGGAGCTTTTGAACAAAAACTTTGTGGTGGGCGGCGCGGCGGCGCAGGAGCAATCGGCGGCAATGTATCAGCTGACGCAGGCAATGGCTTCCGGCAGGCTGCAAGGCGACGAATACCGTTCCATTATTGAAAACGCGCCGCTGCTGGCGCAATCCATTGAGGATTATATGCGCAATGTGCAAAAAGCTGAGGGTTCAATGAAAGACTGGGCCTCGCAAGGCTTGTTGACCTCGGAAGTTATCAAGGCGGCGATGTTCAACTCCGCCGACGAGGTGGAGGCGCGTTATGCCAGTATGCCGAAAACCTGGGGGCAAACCTGGCAGTTGGCCCAGAATATTGCTATCAAAACGTTTCAGCCGCTTTTGCAGATTGTGGGAGCGGCGGCTGGCTTTGTCAGCGAGCATATTGAAGCTTTTATCGGCGCGTTTTATGGTTTGGCGGCAGCGGTTACAGGTTATTATATAGCCCAAGGAATTGCCACGATTGCCGCCAAGGGTTTTATTGCCACGCTTATGGAAAGCCCTCTGCTGCCAATAGCGGCTCTTTTTATGGTGATTGGGGCGGCGATAAACGTTTTTATTAGCCGGTGCGGCGGTGCAAAAGCGGCTTGGCTGACCTTTGTTGACGCTGCTTTAACTTTTGGGGAAAATTTCAAAATAGGAATTGTAAATGTTTTTTATCAGGTTATGAATTGGTTGGACGAAACCGGTTTGCATGTTGCTACTATGACAACTAATATTAGCAACAGCTTTGGCGATTTGAAAGCTAATGTGTTGAAGCATTTGCAGGATTTGGTAAACGGTGGAATTGGCTATGTAAATCGTTTTATCAGCGTTTTGAACAAAATTCCCGGCGTTAATATTGCACCGGTGAAGGCTGCTAGTTTTGGCGACAAGTATGCTGCAAATAATGCTGCCACAAAAACAGCGCGTAATGCTGCTTTGGCTAATCAGGCCACCCAGGTGGCGGCCAATTTTGCCAGCAGGGCAGGCAAGGTGTCTGCAATGGAATTGGCAAGAGATATGGCTCATGCGGCCCGCTTAACGGAGATTGAAAAAGCCCGCAGTGCAGGCGAGGCGAAAGGCTTTGATTACAGCCAGTTTGGCGGCGAGGCGTTTGGCGAAAGCATAGCGGACGACACCTCTAATATTGCCGCCGATACCAAAGCCATCAAAAATGCTGTGGATATGAGCGACGAAACCCTGAAAATGCTGGTGGATATGGCGGAGAGGCGTTACGTGAACAACATCAACCTGACGGCGCAAAGCCCGGTTATCCAGGTGCAGGGCCAGAACACCGGCGACACAATGGCCGACCGCTACAAGCTGGCGGATGCGCTACGCGACGTGCTGCTGGAGCAGGCTAGCGCCGGAGCGACGCGCTCCACAGCAATGGCTTTTTGAGGTGATATATGAGCAATCAATTTGAAATCTGTTTTCGGCTGGACGGGCAGCTAATCCGCCTGCCGGTGAACCCGGCCAAGCTGCCGGTGGCACACCCAACCTCCAACGATAAATACAACGTGTTGGGTTTGGGTGAGATTATGGTGCCGCGGCTACCGGATTTGCGGACGCTGCGCATTTCCTCCTTTTTTCCCGGTCGGCCTTTGCCCGGAATGCAGGAGCAATCTGGCTTTTTGCCGCCTGAGTTTTACATCAATTTTTTCAGCCGGGCCCAAGAGCAGAAAAAGCCGCTGGCCTACACCCCGGTGCGCTACTTTGAAAATGGCGAGCCTTTTATGACCGGTGATTCCGGCTTTGACGTGTTGGTGACGGCTTTTGACTTTGAGGAGCGCGGCGGCGAAACCGGCGATTTTTACTATGATTTGACACTGACGGAATACCGGGACTATGCGCCGCAGCAGTTGCAGCTGCAAAGCAGTGGCGATAAAGGCGGCGGTCAGCCGGTGCAGGTGACGGCGGAAAAGGCCCGCAGCCTGCCGGACGGTCAGCTTTATGCCGGCTGTTCCGCTGTGGCCAATGGTAACTATTATTTCACCAGCGCGGGCGACGAGCCGCACGGCGTGGCTTCCAACAAGAGGGTGCAGGTGCAACGGATTTTAGCGGCGGATAAGGCCTATCCGGTGCATATCCTCAGCGAGAGCGGCGGCGCGTTGGGCTGGGTGAAAAAGGAAGCATTGCAGGTGGTGAGCAGCACGTGAAAATGGAATTGATTATCGCCAACAAGAGCAGCGGCCAGATGTGGAATGTGGCTAATTCAGCCCAGGAAATAAGCTGGGAAACCAACCGCACCGGCAGTCCCGGCACGCTGAAATTCACCCTGATTAAAGCAGGGGATATTTCTTTCACCGAGGGCGATGTGGTGCGTTTTTCGGTGGACGGTCAGCTGCAATTTTACGGCTGGGTGTTCACCAAGGTAAAAAACCGTTGGGGCATTATCCAAACCACCTGCTATGACCGGCTGCGCTATCTGAAAGCCAACGCCTCCTATGCCTTTTACGGCCAAAAGGTGGGCGACATTATTAGGCAGATTGCCGCTGATCTTGCCATTGAGTGCAGCCAGCTGGTCGATACGGGCTATGCTATTCCCAGCTTGATTGAGCAGGAGCAAAGCTGCCTGGATATTATCCAATGCGCAGTGCAGAAAACGTTGCTGAACACCGGCAAGGTGTTTGTGTTTTACGACGACGGCAACGGCCTGGCCTTGCAGGAGGCGGCGCAAATGCTGGCCCCGGTGATGATTGGCGAAAAATCTGGCCTGACGGAATACGACTACAAAACGGACATCGACAGCCAAACCTATAATTCGGTTAAGCTGGCCCGGCCCAACGAGGCCACCGGCGGCGCGGACGTTTTTGAGGTGCAGGATAGCGCCAACATCGGCCAGTGGGGCCTGCTGCGCCTCTACCAGACGGTGGACGGCGACGTCAACCAGGCTCAGGTTGAGGAGCAGGCAAAAGTTATGCTGCGCTACTACAACCGGCGGCTCCGCTCCCTCTCTGTGGAGGCGTTGGGCGTGCCGGGGCTGCGCGCCGGCCAAATGCTGCTTATGCAGGTGCCGGGGCTGGGGGATATAAACCTGGACCAACGGGTGCTGCTGGAGCGCGTGCGGCACACCTGGAAAAATGACAGCCACACAATGAGCTTTGATACGTTGTCAATTTAAGGGAGGCTTTTATGCAGCTGGCAGATATTTTAAATCAGATGATAGCCCAAAACGTGGCGGCTGGCCAGCCGACGGAGCTGTGCATAGGCACGGTGAGCCAGGCGGAGCCGTTGGAGATAATCGTTAATCCAGCTATGCCGCCTCTGCCGAGCAAGGTGTTGTATTTAACTTCTGCGGTTGTGGAGCGCAAAATTCCGATACTCAAACATACGCACAATGCTATTGGTTTAGGGCACAGCCACAGCTGCCCAGAGGGCGGCACCAGCACCGATTTAACTGGCAGTTATGAAACCACAGCTGCTTTGGAGGAGATT